TCTCACAACTCTTGGCAAAACTGACCCTGTTTCTGAGTACAACACAGTTCTTTGGAATTCTGGCGTTGAAGCCAACAAGGAAATTGCTCGTAAGCAGAAGCGCAAGTTGACCTATATCGCAAACGTTCTTGTTATCTCTGACGCAAAGCGTCCGCAGAATGAGGGCAAGGTTTTCCTTTACAAGTTCGGAAAGAAGATTTTCGACAAGATCAAGGAACAACTTGAGCCGCAGTTTGCTGACGAAACGCCGATGAATCCTTTCGATTTCTGGAAGGGTGCAAACTTCAAGGTCAAGATTCGTAACGTCGAAGGCTATCGTAACTACGACAAGTCGGAGTTTGAGTCTCCTGCTGCATTGTTCAACGGTGACGATGCGCAGATCGAAAAGGTCTGGAAGTCTGCACATTCACTCAAGGATTTCTTGAAGGCAGATAACTTCAAGTCCTATGATGAACTCAAGGCGAAGTTGGATAAGGTTCTTGGCGCTGGTGGCTCAACTGCTGCTACTGCTCGCAAGATCGAAGATGAGGAACTTTCAGCTCCTGTCGTTCGTTCTGCGCCAGCCAAGAAAGTCACTGCTGAGGATGTCAGTGTCGCTGATGATGACGACATGGCATTCTTCGAGAAGTTGGCTGCTGAGTAATTTCGATTAGAAAACCGTAGATGTTTTCAGGGGGACTTCGGTCCCCCTTTTTTTTTAGGTCATTGAAATAGTGGTAAATGCACTTGGATGAGAGAAATCTCTAGCCAACGCACGCAAGAAAGAATTGTCGGATGTTCTTGCCATTGCCTTTGTTAATTGATTTGTTGGTTGAGGCGGTGGTGCTGCGGGCGCTGATTGGTTAACAACGTTATTCACTACAGGTGCAGGTGTTGCCTGCATTTGCATTTGATTTGATGCAAGTAATTTACTTTGCTGTTGCATCTCTGATCCAGAAGTATTAGGAACAGGTGCTGCAGCCATGACTGGCGCAACTGGCGCAGCAGCATCACCAGCTGTAGTAGGTGATGGAGTAGATGTTGGTGATGCTGCTGCAGCAGAGTAGTTAGTAGTTGCTGCAGGTGGTGGAGTAGAAGGTGCTGGTGTCGCAGCAGAACCACTATCTTTCACACCCTTAGATGTGGAGGCTGTCATCGCTGCACCAGTTTGAGGATTTACTTCTTTTCCATTATTCGCAACAACAGCTGGAGTTCCTGGTTTGTAAGGATTGTCTGGAGTTCCTCCACGTTTTGCACTTTCAACAGGCTCAACATGCCATGTTTCTCCGCGAACTGGTCTCGTAAAACCATACTTTGCCATCAAGCCGAGCTCGATTGCCTTATTTGCGTCTGGTGAATTAATATCAATCGCCAATCCACTTTCATGTCGACTTCTTCCAGGTGGTGCAGCTTTTGGTGGACCAAGTTTAGCATATAACGCTGCTTGTTCCTGTGTTGACCGATAACCAGAATTAACTTGAATTTTCTTTCCAGTTTTTTCATAATACTCTTTTGCAAGATTAGCAAAACGAGTTTTGAGTTGTTCATTCAATCCATCTAATTGAACACTTGAATCTTTGAGGCGAACATACTTCTTAAGATCCTGCGATGTTGCACTACCACCACCAATGCCGCTCTTTACAGCAGCAATTGCATTTCTAACACCACTAGTTACAATTGATTTAAATGATGGTTGTTGGGTTGGCGTAGTTGGCGGTGGTGTAGCTGCTGTTGGTGGTTGTACTCCTGCAGATGCGGTAGGCATTGCAGCAGAAGGAAGCGCAGCAGCTGCAGCGACAGGAGCTGCTGCTCCAACCTCGCCAGTGCTTTTTGTTTCTTGAACTTTTTCGTCATATAATTCTTTTTCTGCATCATCTAGCGCAGAAAACTCTTGCCATAATTGGTATAGGTCATATGCCATCCATATACTTCCTACAACTGTCACAGCAGCAGTAATCCATCCTAATACAGGGACAGTTGCAAGTCCACCAGCAAGTGCAAGTCGTGCTCCGATTTTAGCGAATAATTTTGGTGCTTTTTTCTTTACGAAATTAACAAAGAGATTCCACGCTTTCGATTTTACATTCTTAACAGCTGCAGTATCCGCAATTTTCTTTACTGCTACTGCTCCACCAACTGCGCCAGCCACACCAGCTGCGGTTGCACCTGCCTGTAACTTAATATCTCTTTTTTGTGCAGTAATTTGATCTTGGATCGCGGATGTGGCGCCAGTATCACCACTCTCACGCGCCATGATTGCTTCTTCTTTGAGTGCTTCTGGATCTTCAGCAACTAAATTTGGATCTCGTAATGAATCAACTGCAGAATATGCAAGATAACCACCAGCAGCACCTGCGAGTAATCCACCTAATCCAATTCCACGACCAAATCTACCACGCCGCCCACGATTGCCACCCTTTCTTCCACGACGATTTCTTCCGCCACCACCACCTAATAGGTCACTCAGACCGAAGCCATCCTCACCGCTATTGATTAGGATTGAATCTAGTTTTTCGTGCACGTTCTTACTTCTTGTTTCTTTACCTAGACTTTTATAGATTGCTTCTACTGTTTCAGTAAGTTTAATCATAGGATTTTCGTCGGCTTGAATTGCCTTCGTTAAATCTTCTGTTCTTTTGAGGGCGACGTCTTTACTGACAATCTTATTTGTTGCTGATTCTTTAAAACGACCACCACCAGCCATTCTTGGATCAAAGAAGTATCCTTCTTTGACTGATGGAGCTGATTTGCCTGTGAGTGATTTACGAATCAATCCCACATTCTTCTGTATATCAGTAACAGCTTTTTTCAATGACTTAAATTCTTTAGATGCTCGTTCAGATTTTTTTGCAGAAACCTTGTCCTTTTTTTCGTCTTGTTTTTTATACTTCTCGAAAAATTCTTGTGCTTGCTTTACCTGATCATCGTCTGCTTTTGCATATTTCTTTGCGAGCAGTTTACCAGCCTTATCACCAACTAAACTCTTTAAGAACCCACTCATGAAGCCAGTAGTTTTTTCAGTAGCCATTTGCCACTGTTCTCTGATTTCGTTCGCCTTTCTCTCAGACTGAAAGAATCCCATCCCCTCTGTTTCGGCTTTGATAGCTCGCTCGAGAATTTTTGGATCTCTCTTTTCTTTCTGCTGCGCCGCCAGTGCTTGGCGAATTTTCTGCATTTCTTTGTCTGCGATATTGCTTTTCATCTATTCTTCTGTGCTTGCATCAATTTTATTTTTTCGTTTTGCTCATTTATATGATTCGTTAACATACGAACATATATCTGTTTTTCCCACGGTATCAAATTATCAAGTTCAGTCAACGAATATTTGTGGTGTTGCATTAATGCAAAATTCGTTGAGTAATAACTTTTCAACTCATCATAACCAAGCGTCATTCGAAAAAATTTAGGATGCCCTCCAAAACCATGTGATTAGTATTTCCGCATTTAGAACATTTCACATCTTGTTCTAGAACAACGGAAGGTGTTGTAGCAAAAAAGTTCTTAATGTTCTTTACTTGTTCTAAAGACAAATCATCTAAGAACGCCAATAACTCTTCTTTACTAACTTGATCGATGCTGTATTTTTGCTCAGCATCATAAATGTATTCTAAGAATTCTGATATAATCTCATATCCACCATCATTGAATTTATCATCAAGCAATGACTGCGGTAAATTCAATGAAGGATATCTCATACATACACCAATCTCGTTTGTGAGTGGAATGATATTTTTATGGTCTTCATCAAATCGATACTTAACGTTTTTTAATTCTAGATTAAACTCAACAATATTATTGCAAGGATTTTCATCGACAACATTTGAACAAGTATAAACAAGTTCTGCAGTTTCTCCGACTGAATTCACTCTCAGATGAACAAAAAACATTTCAACATCGAATATTGGTAATGATTCGATGTCAATATCATCTAAACAACAATTAGCAATAATTTGCTTAATTGTTTTTAAAATATCTTGTACATCATCAGACTCTTTAGCCATAAGAAGAAGTTTTTCTTCTTTGACGAGAAATGGTCTGTATCGTACTTTCTTATCTAATGATTTCAAATACACTTCATAAATTGGATGTTCAATTTTTGGCAATGGCATAATTTACTCCATAGTTTAGTTTATTCCCAGCTTCCACTTGCGCCGCCACCAGCAAATTTTCCACCACCGCCTTTGACTGGTTTTGGTTTGACTATTGGTGCAACTACTGGTGGTGGTTGTTTTTTCCCTCTGTCTACAGTCATTGGTGGTGTTGATCCATTCGGCTTATTTTTTTGCGCCGTTGGTTGTTCAGAGGCTGGCAATGCTGTATTAAAATTACCTGGTAACCAATAATCATATTTAAAGATCACAGGTAAACGATGAATTCCATCATCTGCCCAATTTAGATTCAATGCGCCTATAGAAATTGGAAATGCATTAAATAATATTGCAGAATAGGTTTTAGTTGATGTTGCAGTTTGTTGGTCGCTTGTTGCTACTCCGTCGAACTGACATATTTCTATTTGCGAAGAGATGTATTCGTCTTTATATCTTGGATTATAGTTATTGATTGGGATAATCGCGTTCATCCATCTATCAAATAGTTTCTTTTCCCACATATCACCAGCGCAAATAAATGTTAAGGTAATATCGCCAAATGCTGCAGGTGCAGAAGCGACAGGAAGTCCAACTCCATATTGACGATTTTCTACGGCATTAATGTTATATGCTGGGAGCTCTGTTGCTTCGCACTGAAAGCGGAGTTCGTATGTCGCTAGATCTGCGATTCCGCTTGGAGGTGCAATGCGAACTTCAAATCTAGCGGTCCTAGCAAAATCATTATGCCTATTAAAATGGGATAAAAAATCAGATACTTTAAACATTACTTTTTATACACCATTTTTTCCGTAGGTAAGAATATCGCAGTTTCCCAGTTATCTGGCTCAATATAGATTAAAGAAGAACGAATATGACTCAACAAATATCTCTTAATGCAAGGCTCGATCATCTTATATCTTCTAGAAGAAGAGAGCAAACTGTATGACAAATTTAATCGAGTCGTGTCGTCATATTTATCGTTGTTTGCGAATTCGTAGAGTTTGTTCAGTAGAGCAAGTCGATTGTATGGATCAAGGTAGTGTAAATTGAGACCAAGGAAACCGTCGTCGTACATCTCGATTGGAATCACTAGCGGAAACTTATCCCAGACAGGAAGAACATCTTTAAGTTTTGGATCGTAATGATAGAAGTACATGCGACCGATAAATGCTTTCGGAGAAATTCTTTTCGCGTCGTTTAGAATGTTTGATCTGTTTGAGGGAATACGAAGGGCAGTGACTTTCTCTCTAAGCCAAGCCTGTGCAGCCGATGTTCTAGGTTTAATCCCGAACTTCGCTAGATCCGCGTTGACCTTATCAATGAGAGAATTTGCCATTAGATACCTAAATCGTCTTCAGTAATTACTTTAAAAGACCACCCACGAGGTTTGCAATACTCAATCGCAGCCTTCCATTTTGCTTCATTTACGCCCCAAGTCATGACTTCTGTGATATATCGTTTTGTAATTTTGCTTTTCTTTTCTGGAGGTCTAGCCTGACTTTTAGGCTTTACTTCTAGAATCATAGACTCAGCAAGACCATTTTTGTTAATAACCTTCACAAAGAAGTCGGGAAAGTAACGATGCCATCTACTATCCACAGGCGATAAATATGGAATCACTAGTTCTTCATTCGACCACTCAATCACATTTGGGTTTAAATCCAGGTGCACCATTACTCGGCGTTCCCATAGACTACGATACCATATGTTCGTGGGATCACCTAAATATTTATTGGTATTTTTAGGACTAAATTTACCGCTATAAGCCATAAAAATATTTATAGGAACTCTCGATGGCAAATCAACAGGCTTCGCCCACAGATGCAAAACGTAATGCACAACCTGTGATCACAAACGCTCCAAGCGGTCCTCAAAAAAAACTAACACAAGATCCATTTAGTTTTGCTCAATATAGATTTCCCCTAGATCTCGGAGAAACCCCAAGAAATCTACACTATATTAAATTTACTCCATGCATACAAGAAAAATCCAGCTATCAAGTTAAAACTGCGGGATTAAGTGCAGCTGATACAAACAGAGCGTCTGGCTCGAGCGGATTAGCAGGTAAAACAGATCCATTCGGTGCATTAACTGGTGCAGCTGTTTCTGGCATTCTCGGAACAATAGGTGCAGCAGAAGCAGTAATTGATAATGCTGGACTAGCAGTTCAAGCTGGATTTGGAAATAAAGCGGCGTTAGGAGAAATTGCTGGTGAAGCAGCAAAAAATAGTATTGGGGGGCTTGTTGCTGGAGCAATCGTAACTGCAATTGATTTGAGTCGAAAGACTCGAAGAGCTGCGTCATCTATTTGCCTCTACATGCCAGATACTGTCACCAATCAATTAGTAAACGATTATGATGCAGTAAGTTTGACTGCTGCATTAGGTAGAGCTGGGCTTGCTGCGCAAGGAATGAGTTCAGTTGGTTCTTCTCTTTCTGAGACATTGGCTGGATTTCAAGGCGCAAACCCAACATTTGGTTTGGGTGGTGGTGGTGCACCTGGAACTGGTGGTGGTTTTGGTGCTGAGATTGGTGGTGCAATTGCAGAAAAGACTGGTCAATTCGGTGCTGGAATCACAGACGTTCTTTTATTCTCGGCTGGATTGGCGCAAAACCCTCAAGTTGAATTGTTATTTAAAAATATTCAGAATAGAGAATTCCTCTTTGACTTTAAGTTTGCTCCAAGAAATGCAAAAGAGGCTGCAGCAATTCGAAACATTATCAAAGAGTTTCGTTTTCATGCAGCACCAGAAATACCTGAGAACTCATCAGGGCGATACTTCATTCCACCATCAGAGTTCGATATTGAATTTATGATTGGTCAGGGGCAAAATAGTAACTTACCTCGAATCTCAACTTGCGTATTGCAAGGCATAGATGTAAACTATGGAAGTGCTGGACAATGGACTGCATTTCAAGATGGTATGCCTGTAGAGATTAGTCTGCAACTTCGATTTAAAGAAGTCGAAATTATGCACAAGAAACTCATCAAGGATGGATACTAATGAAATACTTCGAGAGTTTTCCAAAAATTGCATATACATTCAACAAAAATACAATTAATGTAAATGCTGTTACGAACGTGCTAGCAAGATCAACATTTTTACGAGAAGTGAGTGAAAACGTTGACCTTTCATATGAGTACATTATTACAGATGATGACTCACCAGATATTCTTGCATATAAAGTGTACGGTGATGCTTATAGAAGCTGGATAATTTTATTGTTTAATAATATTTTTAATCCAAATTATGATTGGCCAATGAAGGAACCAGTATTAAACGCTTTCATTGAAAACAAATATTCAATGTCTTTACAAGAATCAAAAACAACAATTCATCATTACAGTAAAGAAATTATAACAACATCTCTATATCAGGGTGTTGTTATTAATAAAACAGTTGAGAAATCTATTATTGGAGAGTATGCTGTTAATTTTAAAAATAATGCAATTTCGCAGCATGTTCCTCCACTACCAACTATTGCTGACACATCAACAAGTGTCACCACAGAATCGGCATCTTTCACAGATTATGATCTAACGATTGAAACCAAACATACAGCGGTGTCCATATATACATTTGAAGTTGAAGAGAATGATCTAAGAAGAAATATTCGATTACTAGATCCGAAATATGTTAGTCGCGTTGAGAATGAATTTAGAGAGTTAATGGCGAATGGCTGATGCAATTGGTATTGGTAAAGATGGTGTTTTTGGCTCTAAAGATTTTAAACTAGAGCAGTTAGAACTCATTAATTCTGGTGGACAAACACTTAATCTAAAGAAAATATTTGTAGAGTTGCAAATATTTCAAGATTTATATTCTAGCGTCATGTATGGCGAGATACTCATCAATGATGGTAATGACGTATTCAGCTCATTCTACTTGATCGGAAATGAATATCTAAAAGTTAAAATTGATAAACCTGGATTGAATAGACCACTAACTCGATTGTTTAGAATTTTTAAGGCATCTAAACGCGAACCAACAACTGACTCTGGTCAACGTTACTTGTTACATTTTTGCTCTGATGAAATGGTTTCTTCTCAGCAAATTTTAGTTAGTAAATCATATAAAAATTCTAAAATTAAACAAGTTGTTTCTGATATTTTAATAAATGAGTTATCAGTAGAACCAGAGAGAATTAATAAACTTGAAGAAACTTCAGGATCATTTGATTTAATTATTCCGAACTATAGACCATTAGAAGCAATTCAGTGGGTTACTGCTCGTGGATATGATCAAAATAAATTTTGCTATTTCTTTTTTGAGAACAAACAAGGATTTAATCTAACATCTTTGCAAACGCTGATTAAACAAAAACCATATAAAACCTTAAAATATGAACTAAAGAATAATGAGCGCGATCCTGCAAACAATAAAGATTCTATCGACAATTTAGATATTGTCAATGACTTTGATATGTTAACCTCTATCTCAAACGGTGCTTTTTCTTCTCGTTTGATGAGTATCGATATATTTACTCAAGGATTTAACTACATCAATTATGATCTTGCGGCTGCAGAATCAAGACAAAATTTGATTAATAAATTTAAACCAGTAAACAGTTTTAAAAATTCTAAAAATCAAACTTTGTTCCAAGCTGGTGACTCATTCTTCAGAACTTATTTGACGATTAATGATACAGCCTCTGAGAAAAGTAATGATATTAAATTCTGGATGTTACCAAGAGCAATGCATATGGTTCTGCTCAATCACTTTAAAATTAGAGTGACATTACCTGGTGATATAGAATTAAAAGTTGGAGACATTGTCAATTATGAATTCCCACTTTTTGAATCAGCAAACAAAGCTGGTAAAAAATTAGATAAAAAAAGAAGCGGTAAATACTTGGTCACTGCAATAAATCATAAATTTTCAGAAGATGTATTTGAATCAATTGTAGAATTAGTTTCCGACTCTTATGCTGAGCAAATTCCAGAAGCAAAAGAAGGATTGAATAGATTATCAAAGAAGGGTAAGTAATGCCAGGAGCAAAGAAAAATTTTATCGGACTTGAAGGCTTCATCTGGTGGATTGGGATTGTCGAAGATCGCAATGATCCAGAACAGCTTGGTCGTGTTCGCGTTCGATGTTTTGGTTGGCACACTGAAAAGAAACAAAATATCCCAACAGATGCATTGCCGTGGGCTCATCCAATCATTCCAGTAAATAGTCCAAACACATATACACCAAAAGAAGGTGATATGGTCTTTGGATTTTTTATTGATGGTGACAATGCACAAAATCCTGCGATCATGGGCGTGCTTCCAGGAAAACCAGAAAAGAAACCAAACTACGAAGCTGGATTCTCAGATCCAGGAACTACACTTTCTGATCGACCAAAAAAGCCAGATGATCCATCTGAAAAATATCCAAAGAACAAATATATTAAAGAACAAACGACGAATCGACTTGCTAGAGGTAAATCAGAATCTACGATTATTGCAACGCGCAAAAAGAATTTAAAGAAGAATATTAAGTCTGCTGGTGGAGTAACTTGGAGCGAACCACCATCTTCTTTTGCGCCAAAGTATCCATATAATAATGCACTAGAAACAGAATCTGGACACGCATTAGAATTTGATGACACGCCTGGAAAAGAAAGAGTGCATCTTGCTCATCGTGGTGGATCATATTTCGAAATGGATCAAGATGGAAATCGTCTTGAAAGAGTGCAAAAGGATCATTATACCATAGTCATGGGTTCTGATTTTGTTTATATCGATGGCAAATGCTCTGTTACTGTTGGTGGAGATTGTAATCTTAAAGTTGGCGGTAACATGAATATTGAGGTTGGCGGAAACTACAATCTCTCAGTAACTGGTGATATTCGAATGAAGAGTAAGAGATTTTATGCAGAATCAACTTCCGATATGCATATCAATTCTCTTGGAGTAAGTAATATTACATCAAATAAAAAACTCAGCCTTAAAGGTGCTACGACTGCAGTTCAAGGTGACACGGTTGATATTCCTGCTGCACAAATCAATATGCAATCTGGATCAGCAACTTCAGCTCCAGGTGCAGGTTTAACTGGTGGTGGTGTTGCTGCCGCTGCTGAAGATGCAGCAGAAGCAGCGAATACGAATTCTCTAATGGCTGCAGCAAATGCAAGCACTGCCTTAGAAAATATTGGTGCTGTTATTGATCAAAAGATTACAGGGGTTGTAGAAAATACAAGTGGATCTGTTGTTGGTAAGGCTTTAGGTGGTGTGACAGCATCAATTGATAAGGCATTCTCTAAGTTGACAGAATTGGCTGATAGCACAATCAATAGTTTTATTGCAAATTCTCCAATCGGAGAAATTACGCAAAAAGTTGCAAATCTTGAAGTAAATATAAACGAGAAGAAAGGAGAAATTCTAAACTTTAGAAGTGACTTGAAGTCTAGTTTGTATGCCAAAATAGATGATGTTTCATCTCGTGCATCAGCTAAAAATATCGAATTTAATATTGATTCTGAGATTAGAAGTGAAGTCAATAAGGCTGTGAATACTGCTGCTACTGTCGTAACAAAAATTGGCAAACGTATCTTTCCGCAAACAGAAACACTTGAAGAAGTGAAAGTCGCATCAACTAGAACACCATCTTCTAATTCAGCATAATGGCAATCACTATAGCAATTCCATGTGAGGGTACATTGTTGCCCACAA